GCTGGCGCATTTGGAAATAGTTTATCTATTTCTACTTGTCCATCTGCTACTGTTTATGAAGAAACTAGTAAGACAACTGTAAATGACGCCTCTACAACTGTAGGCGACACAGTAGTTACTGTTTCATCAGCATCCGGCATAGGTGTTGGCGATATCGTAAATTTTGGTGACGAGTACGAGTATAGAGTAGTTAGTATATCAACTAACGACTTAAACATAGTAAGAAAAGAAGAACCTCAATATTTCGGAGTTTCAGACTCTTCAGGACTACATGCAGTTATCACAAACGGTGCAGCTGTAAGACGAAGATGGAGACATTACGACCTATTTGATAAAGCACCAGGTACATCACCTTTTGCAACATCATTAGGTGGGTCAAATGACGAATTGCATATTGCAGTCATTGACGAAGATGGTGCAATCTCTGGAATAAAAGGCGAAGTCTTAGAAGTGTACGGAGCAGTTTCAAAAGCTTCAAACGCTAAAACTCCACAAGGAGATATCAACTACTATCCAGATGTAATCTATAATAAATCTAGTTACATTTATTGGATGGACCACAACTCTTCAGGTTCAAACTGGGGTACTGCTGCTTCCACAACTACATTTACAGATGTAACAACTGTAAGTAATGTATCATTACAAAGTGGTTCTGACGGAACAGCTGCAACAACAGCTCAGAAACTATCTGCTTATCAAAAATTTGCAGACGCTGAAACTGTTGATGTTGGTCTAATCATGGCCGGTAACGGTGACGCAACACACATTGACAACTTAATTACAATTGCAGAAAATAGAAAAGACGCAGTTGTATTTGCTTCTCCTGAGAGAAGTGATGTCGCTGGTGTAGCAGACGCAAACACACAAAAAGATAATGTTATAGGATTCTTCAATGCAATCCGTTCATCATCTTATGTTGTTTTTGATAGTGGTTACAAATATATGTACGACAGATATAATGACATGTACAGATATGTACCTTTAAACGGTGACCTTGCTGGTTTATCAGCGAGAACCGATTTAGTCGCAGACGCTTGGTTCTCACCAGCAGGACTAAACAGAGGTATTATCAGAGGAGCAGTTAAACTTGCTTTCAATCCAACTAAAGCACAAAGAGATGAATTATACAGAGCTAGAGTAAATCCTGTGACAACATTCCCAGGACAAGGTACTGTATTATTCGGTGACAAAACTGGATTATCGGCACCGTCAGCATTTGATAGAATCAATGTTAGACGACTGTTCATCACTTTAGAGAAGGCAGTAGCAACTGCTTCTAAATTCCAATTGTTTGAATTCAATGATGAATTTACAAGAGCGAACTTTAGAAACATTGTAGAGCCTTTCCTAAGAGAAGTACAAGGTCGAAGAGGTATCACAGACTTCTTAGTAGTATGTGATGAAACTAACAACACAGGTGAAGTAATTGATAGAAATGAATTCATTGCTGAGATTTTCATTAAACCAGCAAGAAGCATTAACTTTATTACTTTACAATTTATCGCAACCAGAACTGGTGTCAGTTTTGATGAAGTTGCAGGTTAAGGGGAGAATAAAAAATGGCAAACATTAATGACTTCAAAGCTAAACTTGCAGGCGGTGGCGCTAGAGCCAATCAGTTTAAGGTGACAATGCCTTTTCCTGGTTACGCACAAGTTGGTGGCGAAATAGAAGACCTTGCTTTCTTATGTCGTTCAACATCATTACCAGGTATGACTGTACCTAGTTTTAATGTTCCTTTCAGAGGAAGAGCGATTAAAATAGCGGGAGATAGAACAATAGAAGATTGGTCTGTTACTTGTTACAATGATACAGATTTCAAATTAAGAAACGCATTTGAAAGATGGTCAAACGGTATCAATAACTTGACAGATAACGAAGGCTTGACTAATCCAGCAGATTACCAAGTTGACGCATTTGTTGACCAATTAGATAGAAACGGAGCAACAATTAAGAGTTACACTTTAAGAGGTGTTTTCCCTACAATTATTGCACCAATCGAGTTGACATATGACGAAGCTACAGCGATTGAAGAATTTGCTGTTACTTTTGCGTATCAATACTTTGAAAGTAATACTACTACCTAATATGTAATTAGAGGGCGGCCTAAAAACCGCCTTCTAAAACTCATATAAATAGTAGTAATAAACAAAGGAATATTATTATGGCTGAATTATTTGGATTTTCTATCACTCGTCAAAAGAAAACGACGGATCCAAAACAAGGCTTTACTCAACCACAGGCAGATGACGGTACACAGACTATCGCAGCTGGTGGTTATTTTGGTCAATACCTCGACATGGAGGGAACAGCCAAAACAGAGCAAGACTTAATAAGAAGATATAGAGAAATAGCATTACACCCCGAGTGCGACATGGCAATCGAAGATATTGTCAATGAAGCAATTGTGGCTAATGAATTGAAAGACGCTATTCGTTTATCTTTAGATGAAGTACCTTTTGGTAAAGAAGTTAGACGAAAGATAGAAGATGAGTTTAAAGAAGTATTAAGGTTAATGAACTTTAATACAAAAGGTCACGACATATTTAGAAGATGGTATGTTGATGGCAGAGTTTATTACCACAAAGTAATAGACAGAGAATCACCTAGAACAGGTATCACAGAGTTAAGATACATTGACCCTAGAAAAATTAAAAAAGTTAGAGAAGTAAGAAAGAAAAGACCAGACGGTCCTATGCCTCACGGTTTAACTATCGTTGATGAGTTTGAAGAGTATTACTTATTTAACGAAAAAGGAATTGCAGGTACAACATCTGGTGGTATTAAGATTGCACCAGACACAATCGCATTTGTACCATCTGGAATGATTGACCAGAATAAAAATATGGTGTTATCATATTTACACAAAGCAATCAAACCAGTTAATCAATTAAGAATGATTGAAGACGCAACTGTTATTTACAGAATCGCAAGAGCGCCTGAAAGAAGAATATTTAAGATTGATGTAGGTAATTTACCAAAAGTAAAAGCAGAAGCATACTTACGAGATGTTATGGCAAGATATAGAAACAAACTTGTCTATGACGCAAGTACAGGTGAAATCAGAGATGATAGAAACTATATGTCTATGTTAGAAGACTTTTGGTTACCAAGTAGAGAAGGTGGTAGAGGTACAGATATTACTACACTACCAGGCGGACAAAATCTTGGAGAAATTTCTGATATCGAATACTTTAGAAGTAAACTTTATAGAAGTTTAAATGTTCCTGCTAGTAGATTAGAAGCAAGTCAAGGGTTTAACCTTGGTCGTTCTACTGAGATTACTAGAGATGAACTTAAATTTACAAAGTTTGTTCAAAGGTTAAGAAAGAAATTTACTGAGTTATTTAACGACATATTAAAAACTCAGTTAATATTAAAAGCTGTTATCACAGAGGAAGATTGGCATACATTACGAGACCACATACAATATAACTTTTTGCAAGATGGACACTTTGCTGAACTTAAAGAAAGCGAAATGCTTTTAGAAAGAATAAGAGTAGCAAACGAAGTGAGAGATTATGTTGGTAAGTATTATTCAGTTGAGTATGTTAGAAAACATATTCTTAAACAAACTGATAGAGATATGGAAGATATTGATAACCAAATCAAACAAGAAATTGATGACGGCATAATATCAGCACCTACGGAAGATATTCCAGGTGGTGGTGGAAACTTATAGGAGATAAAAAATGAGTGAACATGTAAGTAAATTTGTTGACGACCTATCAAAAGGTAATAACGCAGACGCTGGTGAGGCATTTAAAGACGCATTACGAGCTAAGGTTGCAGACGGTTTAGATAAACATAGAATTGATGTTGCAAGTAAAATCTTTTCAGATGTTGAAGCACAACCATTTAGTGACCCAAAACCAGCAGTAACAGACCCCTCACCGGAAACGGAAACTATGATGGGAACTGACGGTAATGAAATTGCTTTAGAACCAGAGGCGACAGCAAATGATGAAACTCAATCAACTACTTAAACCAAA